CCTCGAAGTTCTGGGTATACTTTTGTTTATTAATAGGCCTGGGTTTATCCCCTTTTCCTGCTTGATTTGTTGAACTCATAATTTTATATTATTGATTTACTTTATTGAATCAACGAAAAAAACCCCGGTCTTTCGACCGGGGCTTCATTGTTAATTGTTTGAACAACAACTCGATTAGAGATATGTTGCAGCTTGACCAGGAACGAACGATGCGCCGAGGCCTGTGCAGATCACTAAGTGATAGTACAAGCTAGCACCAAAGATGTGGTCGACTACTCCATAACGAGTAAGCAAACCAACTCTGGGGCTGAAGTCATTTGGACCGATCGTGCGTTGAACCATTACAGGGATGTATGGGCAGTATACGATACCACTATCGTAGTATTCGCTACCTTTATATCCAAGAAGGGCATAATCAACTGGTTTCGTACGAGCTGAAGCGTAACCACCACCTGCGTTTGTTGAGGTGTAACCTGTATTTACTTGAGCTTCTGTACGAGTGTCACGATAGATTTGGAAACGACCTCCGACCGAACCGACCTTAGCAATACCAACTGGTTGTGTATTCACATTACCATTGACTGGCATCCAGCTGAAGTTTGGAAGGGTTTCGAGGATTGCGCAAATACGTGGGGTTGCAATAATGAAATTAGCAGCACCACGACGATTGCGGATAGCAACGCGGTTAGCTTCAACAACGATTCTGTTGTAGAAGTCACGAGCGCGCTCCCCTGACCAACGACCATCAGCAGAGATAGCAGACCATGTGGAATAACCAACTCCAGCACCAGCATTGAGACAGACTTGAATCATACGTGCAATCATTTCACGATCGATTTCTGCCTGGATCTCATATGACATGGCGTTAGTAAGCTCAGCATCGATATCGATACCGTTCATATTCTTAAGATCTTGTTCAAGCTCAACTGACCATTTAGCTGCCAACCTACGGGTTAGAGCTTCAACGGCAGTCTTCTCAAACGAAACTGTGATCTGAGGAATTCTTGAACTGAGTTCAAAATGGGAAATAATAGCTCCAACACCAGCATCTTCAGCGATGTTATCCCATTCAGCATTACCGCTAAGAGCAGCTGAAGAAGCACCAGTGAATTGTGTGTTGAGGTAGTTATAACCAAGTTCTTTTCCGTCAGAGAGAGCAGCTGGTCCGCCAGCAGAGCCTGCAGTTTGACCTCCATCACCCTTTTCAGAGTAACCGAGAGCATCAGCTTCATACTTGTAACGCATTGCAAAAGCAAGTCCGACGGGTCCAGTCATTGGTTGTACTCCGACGATCTCATTTGTGATGAGTTCAGGGAAGGTACGACGAATCATTGGAATCAAGACTTTAGGCAAGCGTGCGTCACCTGTAGCGTAGTTATCGCCAGAGAAGGTGGATGCAGTTCCTTGATGGGTTCCGAAGACCCCACCAGTGGATGCTGTATTGGAGGCTTCCCGCAAGCACCACTTTTCTTGGTTTTCAAGAAGGATAGCGGTGTTTAAACGAGTTGTTTCGTTAGAGATCTCACCTACTTTGTCGGATTTGAAATCCAAAATGGGTTGCCATTTCTCGACAAGTTGTTGAGCGTAATCTTTGTTAATATGCATTAAGTTAGCCATAGTTTTTATTTGTCTCCTTTATTTATTGTGAGGATTAGTTAGCAAACCGAAATTTACTAAGCTTTTCCATCTCGTTCAGATAGCCGGTTACAGAACTACCTTGTTCTGTACGTTCAATCTCATTGTTATTAAATTGTTTATTTTCTTCAATTATCTGACGATCTACTTGAGGAGTCTTAGTAAATTGTCTTTTAACTGATTCTTTAATTTCATCGACTTCTTCCTGAGATTCTCTTTCGAACATATCTACAACATATGAAATGTTTTCTTGGATATATTCGGGGGTTTTGTTACCAAGAAGCTTTACAACAAATTGCCTCTTAGCTGAGGGCATTTCTGCAGTAAGCTTTTCGATCATAATAGATGCTTCTGCTTTGTTTGCTTTTTGGTTTAATAAAACGTTTTCTTTTAAAGCTTCGTTTAATTCGTTTTTCAAGGAATCGATTGTACGCTTACCGTCAACCAAGGCTTCTTTAATTTCATTATCAACGAATGTTTCATCAATACCTACGATCTGACGAATTTGTTTCAATTGATTAGCTGCCTTGATGTTACTTACTGCTTCTGAAATTTGATCTTTGGGAAGAGCTCTGTCAATATATAAGTCCAAATAATTAGAAATCTCTTCTACTAATCTTTCTTGGAATGAATCTGCTTTCTCTGATAACTCAGATTCGTATTTCTCCACTACTTGCTTGAGTAAAGTTGTGTGCTTTGTATCAATTCCACTCACCAGCTTTTGTAGCTTGACTGCGTGATCAGTATCAATAGCTTCAACGAGCTTTTTAAGTTTAGCAGTGTGGTCTTTGTCAATTTTTTCAATAACCAAAGAAAGTTTTTCTGTATGTTCTTTGTCAATTTTATTGATAATATTTTCAGACTCTAACTGAATTTTTTCTTTTGCTTTCTCGTCGACTGCTTTTTGAAATGCCTCTTCAATTGTCTGAAGAGTCTCCTCAGAAATCAGATCTTTGAATTGTTCGTGGAGAATATTCTTAATCATGGTTTATGTTTTTTATTTATCTTTTTTTATTTATTTTTTTGTTCCAAAGAGTTTTTAATTCTTTCCTTTAATTTGTCTTGTACAATTTGCTGCAAACTATCGCTTGCATTTTTGTAACTTTTTTCTGCTATATTAGAGATAAAACGTTTAATGTTTGTTGTAGGTTCCATAATTTTTTACACAGATTTGAGAGAATTGATGAAACTAATTAATTGTTCTTTTAAAAATGTGTCCGCTTCTTTTTTGGGAATATTGGTCAAATTTCTTTTTAAATTATTGAAAGCATTTGAGGAAACTTCTAAAATTCTTCCATCCGTTCCGATCATCCATTCTTTGGATTCTAATACAGATTCCAACATAGCGTTTTGTACTGAAGGTTGGTGTACTACATCCAAACAAATTAAATGGAAATTGGAAACTTGTTTACCTTTGCTTGATTCAGTGAGATTACCTAAACCTCTAGTAGAAATACCCATTTGAATTTTATCTCGTACCAAGCTTTTAAGTAGCTGACCCATGGGGGTATCTAAAATTAAAGACTTGCCCATAAAGTAGTTTCCGTTCTGTTTGAGTTCAGTAACTAAGTGGCAAGCATTGACGGGATTAACTTCAGTTGATTGAGGATGGTTCATTTCTCCAATAGCTCTTCTTGTTTTGACCATTTCTTGTAGATAACGATCTACTTCTTTAGTCATTTC